GCATCCAGATTATATGATAGTAACTTCTATGTAATGAACTCAGACTTTAATGTCTATAAGTGTCTTTATAATGGTCAGAATCCAGATTTCCCAAGAGGAAGACCCTCATTGGTAGAACCAACTGGTACATCAACAACTATTATTGAAACCTCAGATAGTCCTGGTGTGTACTCCTATCGTTGGAAGTACATGTATACTATTGACGCTGATAACATTCTAAAGTTTGTTACATCTGAGTTTGTTCCCGTATTATCAAATACTCTTGTAAAATCTGCTGCCAACCCAGGTTCAGTTGATACTGTGGTTATTGAAGCAGCGGGTGCTGGATATAATAATGGTACTTATACTAATGTTCCTATTCGTGGTGATTTTGCCATTAATGGTGGAACACAAGCACTTTGTACTGTAACTGTAGTTTCTGGTTCTGTTTCTGCAGTGACAATTACACAGTCAGGTGCTGGATACAGTTTTGCTTCTATCGATCCTGCGTTAATTCCAAACGTCGGTAATGGTACTGGTGCAGTCCTTGATGTTGTACTGCCACCTAATAATGGTCATGGTGCTGATGCTGTAAGAGAATTGGGTGCTTATCGTCTTATGTTTGCTAGTAAGTTAGAAACTACTAGTGCATTTGTTGATTTCCCTAATGACTTATCTTATAGAAGAGTTGGGTTGGTATTGAATCCATATGATTACAATACAACCACTGTTTGCAGTCAGAATACAAGATCTGCTGTTAAAGCAATGATCTTCCCTCAGGCTGGTACGGGTACTCCTAGTGGCAATTTTGCTCCTGGTGAGGTTATTACACAGGCAACTACAGGTGCAAAAGGATTTGTAGTTTCTTACAATTCCACAACAAAGGTTTTGAAATATTATCAGGATTCAACTGATGGTGTAGTTTCTGGAAATATAATCGCATTTTCTGGAACAAATCAAATTACATCATCTATAAATGCATATACTGCAACTCCTGATGCAACATTTGGAACATCTGGTGTTCCTTTATCACAGATCACAATTGGTGTATCTGTGTATGAGTTAGGTCTTTCTTTCGTTACTGGTTATGCTAACGAAGAAATTGAACTAAACTCAGGTGAAATACTCTATATCGATAACAGGATTCCGATCACAAGATCTGCTGATCAGAACGAAGAGCTAAAAGTAGTAATTGAATTCTAAATGGCACAGAATACAAACCTGAATATAGCTCCTTATTACGACGATTTCGATCAGAATAAGGGCTTCCTAAAAGTATTGTTTAAGCCAGGGTATCCTGTCCAGGCTAGAGAACTTACTACGCTTCAGAGTGTACTGCAGAATCAGATAGACACATTTGGTCAGGGTGTGTATAAAGAAGGTTCTATGGTAGTTCCTGGTGGAATTACACTGAACAATGACGTGCCATGTGTTCTGATACAAAATACTTATCTTAATTTAGATGTAGAATTATATCGAGATGCTCTTGATGGACAAGTCATTAAGGGATCTACTTCTGGGGTTAGAGCGAGAATACTATTTTCTATCTCTGCGACTGAATCTACGAAGAATAATATTACATTTTACATAAACTATCTCCAAAAAGCAACCGATAATGTCACGACTACGTTCACTGACGGTGAAACTTTTACTTGTGAAAGTGATATTACTTACGCCTCTACAACTATTGCTGCTGGAACGCCTATTGCACAGCTCTTAAACTCTGGTTCAAACTCAAGAGGTTCTACTGCTAATATTGGTGCAGGTGTATACTATGTTAGAGGATATTTTGTTCCTGTAACAGAACAGATTTTAATTTTAGACCAATACGGTACTGAACCTTCATATAAGGTAGGTCTAAAGGTAGAAGAAAGAATTATTACTGCTGATGAGGATGCATCTCTTTACGATAATGCAATTGGTAGTACAAACTTCTCTGCCCCAGGTGCAGATAGATTTAAAGTTAACTTAACTCTTGTTAAGAAACTAACTAGTGATCCTAATGCTGCTGACTTTATTGAATTACTGAGAACAGATACTGGTAAGATTCAGAAGAAGGTAGAGCGTAGTACTCTAGGGTTTATTAATGATATTCTTGCTACCAGAACTAAAGAAGAATCTGGTAACTATTACGTTAAAAAGTTTAAGATTGATGCAAGAGAAAACCTTGATGATGGTTTTAATAATGGTGTATATGCAGCAGGTGCTACTACTGGAGATGGTAATATAGCATCTGAGGAAAATGTTGCTGTTCAATTATCTTCTGGAGCTGCATATGTTTCTGGATATAGAACAGAAAGAATGTCTACAACCTATAAGGATGTAGCAAAACCAAGAACTTTTGATACAGTTCTGAACCAGTCTATTACATCAAGTTTTGGTAATTATGTGTTGATGACTAATCAGCACCAAATGCCATACTTATATGAGGTTATTGAACTTAGAGATACTGTAACAAGTACACCAGGAACTCCTGCTGGTACTGTTATTGGTAAAGCAAGGGTTATTAACTTTGCTTATGAATCTGGTGCTAAGAATACCCAGACTACTCTTTATAAAGCATGGCTTGCAGATACTCAGTTATTTACTCAAATTATTTGTACGGGTAGTGTTACTTGGACTAATGGTAGGAAGGTTTATGGCGCAACATCAGGAGCAACAGGTTTCGTACAATCAGGTTCTGGTACTACTGGATATCTTTACCAGACTAATGGTACTTTCCAACCAGGAGAGGTACTAAAAGTTAATAATGCTGGTGGTGCTACTCATGGTACTATTGCAGCAAGTGGTAGGAAGGAATATAATTTCAGTGATGTAAAATCTTTTGCATTCTCTTCTGGTGGTGGTACTGCTGATTCTGTATTAGATGTTAAAGTAGCATTACCTGGTTCTGGTCCTATTATGTCAACTGTATCTGGTACTGGTTCTAGTGCTACAGGTACTATCACAGCAACCCTTTCTAATTTCAATACACAGTTGAAACCAGGTGATGTTGTTGAGTTCTCAAATAATAATTTAACTCAGAGAGCAACAGTTACTGCTGTTACTGACGCATATAATTTCAATATTGCAAGCTTAGGACCAAATAATATTGCTAATGGTGCACTTACCAGTGCTGTAATTAGAACACGTCCAGAGATTAAGGAAGCAAATAATAAACAACTTCTTACACCTATTGGATATCAAACATTAAAGAATACTAATAACAATAATACTCAAAATCCAGCTGGATATTTTAGAACTACTATTCAAAATGTAGCTGTAACTAGTGGTTCTGCTACTGTAGACGTAGGATCTGGTTTAGTACTTAGAGATGCTGATGATGGTGATGATTTCATTGTTAGTGTTACATCTGGTACAGGTGATGGTGATATTTTAGAAGAAGGTGATTTTACTACAGGTTCTCCCTCACAGAATACTCAGAGTGTTGCACTTTCAGGTCTTCTTGGTGGTGGTAATGGTACTATTGATGTAATTGCAACTGTATACAGTTCCAATAGATCTGCAAAAGCCAAAACTACTGAGAGGATGAGAATTCTCAAACTTACTAAGACTAGTGCAAGTGGTAGTCCTAATGGTTTAACAACTGGTACTACAGGTAATGGTACTAGAGTAGATGATGATCGTATTTCTCTTGGTACTGGTGATGTATTCAAGATTAAAGCAATATATGAATCTGAAGATAGTAATGATCCAATAATTCCCAATTTCCAGTATACAAATCTACTTGGTACTATTTCAGTTGATGAAATTCTTACTGGAGATAGTTCAGGTTCTAGGGCAAGAGTTGTATCAACAACAAGTAATTACGTTTATTATATTCCAGTAGAAGATGATGTATTCACTGATGGTGAAACTATTACTGGACCTAATTCTACCCTTAAGATTGTTCTTGGTAGTAATAATAGAGGATCTACTAATATAACTGATAATTTCACACTTGATGATGGTCAAAGAGAACAATACTATGACTATTCAACTCTTGTAAGAAAGTCTGGTTATACAGCACCAACACATAGAGTTTTTGTAATACTTGATCGTTTCCTTACTACTTCTGGTATCAATCCATATACAGTAGACTCCTATCCTGGTGCAGATTATAAGATCATTCCAGAATATGATGAACAGCCATTAAGAGATTTTATTGACTTCAGACCTATCGTAACTGAACAACTTACAGGATCTGGTTCTGTTGCTTCTCCATGGACATTGAGTGGTACTAAGTATCTTGACTTTGACAATAGATCATTTACTGGTAATCAAACTGGTCTTCCTGGAGTGGGAGATACAACTATAATGAGTATCCAACATTATCTTGGAAGGACTGATAAAGTCTTTATGAATAAAGATAGTGTGGTACAAGTCGTTAAAGGAGCTCCTGGTAGTGATCCTTTACCACCAGATGATATTGATGATTCAATGTTATTGGCAACAATAGAATATAAGCCATATATCTTTGACACTGATAATGATATTACTATTGTAGAGACGAATTATAAGAGATATACATTTAGGGATATTCAAATCCTTGAAGATAGAATTAAAACACTTGAATACTATACTCAGCTTTCGCTACTTGAAGGTGAAACTGCAGGTATGGAGATAAGAGACACTAGTGGTCTTAGTAGATATAAGAATGGATTTATTGTAGATAATTTCGCAAGTCTTCATACTAGTGATACTTTACATATTGACTATAGAGTATCAATCGATTTTGAAGAAGGTCAGTTAAGACCTGCACATTATACGACTCAAGTACCTTTAACATATGGTACTTCTTCTACTAATGTAACACAAACTGACGATGTAATTACACTACCATACTCATCTAGTGTTCTTATAGATCAACCTTATGCGTCAGCTGTGGAAAACGTTAACCCATTTAACGTCTTTACATATACTGGTGATGTTCAGTTATATCCAGAATCTGATAACTGGGTAGATACTAAATCTATTGCTGCTATTCAAGGTCCAGTAGTTGAAGGAAACTTCTTAACAACAGTTAGAGAATATAATGCTGATCAAAATGGATTTACTCCTATTCAGTGGAATGCTTGGAAGACTACTTGGACTGGTCAACAGGTAACAGGTGTTGACCGTGGTGGATGGAGAGGTGGTGGTAAAGGTAGATTCCAACAGAGAAGAACTGTTACTACTACAATCACAACTACTACTAAGCAAACTAGAACTGGTATTAGATATAGAGTAACACCAGTCATTGAACAGCAATCATTAGGAAGTAAGGTTGTTTCTGTTGAACATATCCAATGGATGCGTTCTAGGAATATTGAATTTAATTGTGAGAAATTAAAGCCAAGAACGAAGTTCTATGCATTCTTTGATGGTATTGCTATTCCTAAGAAGTTAATTACTCCTAAGGTTATGGGAGTTGTTAAGGATCCATCTACTGATGCTCAGACAAATAGTATTCCTTTCCAAATTGGTGAAACTGTTCACGTTAAGAAAGGAAATGGTAAGTTTAGATTCAAGGGCAGAGTTGCTGCACCAAATGATCAGTTCAGTATTCAACCATTAGACGGTTCAGATATATCCTCTATTAATGATTATAAGTCTAATCTGTCATTCATTAATATTGATACTAAGTCTCTTGCAGATCAAGCTAAGGGTACTTATTATGGTTCTCCTAAGATCAATGATTATATTATAGGAGAGACTTCTGGTGCAATTGCTAAGGTTTCTAGTAAGGATCTAATTACTGATAAGAAAGGAAAACTTAGAGGATCATTCTTTATTGATGTTCCTAATGTTGAAGGTAACATCAAATTTAAGACTGGTACTAAATTATTCAGACTTAGTGATGATGCTACTGATAGTAAGGTTGTTGGCGTATCTGATTCCAGTGGTGAAGCAGAATTTACTTCATCGGGTCTATTACAAACAACTCAGGAAACAATTATCTCTGTAAGAAATGCTAGGGTAACTTCTGAAGATATGAAGGATGCTCGAACATTAACAGCGACACATCAGCGTACAAGAGAAGAAACTAGATGGGTTGACCCTCTTGCTCAGACTTTCCTTGTTGAAGATTCAAATCTTGAAGGTGGAGTATTCCTCACTAAGATTGATATATTCTTCTTTACTAAGGATGCAGAAATTCCTGTTTCATTGGATGTTAGAACTGTTGAGAATGGAACTCCAACACAGACTATTCTACCGTTCTCTAAAGTAATTAAGGATCCTGAGGATGTATTCACATCTACAGATGCTTCTAAACCAACTACTTTCACATTTAAAGCTCCTGTATACATTCCACATAGAAAGGAACATGCTATTGTATTAACTTCTGATTCTAATCAGTATAAGGTATACATTTCACTCCTTGGTAAGGATGCTATTGATGCAGCACATCAAGGTGAGAAGATATCTGAACAGCCATATATTGGTGTTCTATTCAAGTCACAGAACGCATCTACTTGGACACCTTCTCAGTATGAGGACTTGATGTTCAAGATCTATAGAGCAGAATTTACTCTTCCATCCACGGCAGCACCTTCAAGACTTATCTTGGAGAATGCACAACTTGGAGAAAGTAATGGTGGATATTTAAACCTTGCACCTAACTCATTACAGACAACATCTGGTAGTGATCAAATTAGAGTGTTCCATAGTAATCATGGTCAGCAATCTGGTCTCAATTATGTTGAGATGAGTGGAGTAATTTCTGAAGTTGCACCTACTAAAGTTAATATGGCACAAGGTCTGACTACTACAGGTCTTTCCTTGACAGTTGATGATGCAAGTAACTTCCATACAACTATTGGTGGATCTGCAGTAAGTGGTTCAAACCTTGGATTCCTTAAGATCCTTGGTGCTGCTGAAGATGGAAGTGATGATGAGATTATTGCATATGAAGGTATTAGTGGTAATGTTATTACTATTAATTCTGCTGGTAGAAACTATTCAGGTACTTCAGGATCTGGTACAGGTAAAGCACACGCAGATAATGCTGTAGTTCAGTGTTATAACCTTGCAGGTATTCCTCTCACATTGATTAACGGAACTCATAACAGTACAACTGGTGGAATCGTATCAATTAACAGTCCTCATAGTTACAACTTGAAGATTACTAATAAGAATGCTGGTAAGAGTATTAACTGTGGTGGACCAAATATAGTTGTTTCTCAGAATATCCCATGGGATGTTCTTACACCACAAGTTCAAAGTCAAGTAGAACCTAAGACTAGCATTGTTGCTAGAGTTCTTGGTACTAGTGGTACCTCTTGTGGACCTTTCCCATCTGGATCTTCCGCAGAGACTTCATTTGTTAAGGATACTACTTATAATGATGTTACCATTAGTGAGGAGAATTACTTCCCTGCTACTAAGGTTATCGCTAACCAGTTGAATGAGATTAATAGAATGAGTAGTGCTAAATCCTTTACTATGGAATTAGATTTGGGTTCAGAAGTTTCTCACTTATCTCCAGTTATTGATTTAACTCAGTGTGCAGTTATTACAACGGCAAACGTATATAATAACATTACTCCAACTGCAGGTGTTGGTGGTGAATGTGCTGGTAACTATATTACTAAGGTTGCAAGACTGGGTAAGAGTGCTAGTGGTCTGAAAGTAATGCTTGCTGCTAATACTTTTGATTCATCTAAGATTGTACTTATGTACAAGTTGGTACCTGTTGGTTTTGCTGGTGTATTGGATGATTTACCATTCCAGTTCTTCAATACTACAGGTGTTCCTGATAATGGAAGATTAATTCCTCAGAATGATCTAATCACATTTACTGATTATGAGTATACTGTGGAAGAGACAGATGACTTTGATGCATTCCAAATCAAGATAAGTCTTCTTGGTTACAATCAACCATACATACCTAGAGTTAAGGATTTCAGAGCAATCGCTCTAGCATAATGGAAGATAAAGTAATTGAACTAATTCCTGTCGAGGGGCATAACCAACTCGGCAGGGATTCTGAGTCTAATGCAATCATCAATACTGATGTTACCGCTTATGAAGCGTATAGACGAGCTCGTAAAGAAGCAAAGAGAAAAGAAGAGGAATTAGATACTTTAAAGGGTGAAGTAGAAGAACTCAAGGCACTTGTGAAAACTTTGGTGAAAAAAGCGGATAAATAGAGTTAAGCTAAATAATATAGGAAATTCTTTAGAGAATGGCTAGTGCTGTATCTAACCTACTAATATACCAGGGTGCTGATTTTACAATCGATTTCACTGTTGAAAACGATAATGGAACTGCATTCAATCTTACTGGATATTCAGTAGCGTGCAAGATTAAGAAACACTATACAAGTAGTTCATCTACTACGGTAACAGCGGCGATTTTATCCCCTGCTACTGCTGGTCAGATTCAGCTATCTTTAACTAATGGACAAACTGCCGCGATGAAGAGTGGTCGTTATGTATATGATGTTGTTATTACTTCTGCCTCTGGTACTAAATCTAGGGTACTAGAAGGCACTGTCAGCGTACTTGAGGGGGTAACTATCTAATGGCAAGACTAAGATTTGGAGACCAATCGGTTCCAAGAGTAACTAGAGTTGCTACTGGTGGTGGTGGCGGTACTATCGGAGGAATGTCCGATGTGGATCTCACAGACACCTCACAAGGTGGACTAGCAAATGGTGCAGTGCTAGTTTATTCTGCTGCAGACACAAAATTTGTACCAACAAACATTTTAAACGACATCACTATCAACGGGGGTAGCTTCTGATGGCATCAAATATACTCATTAAAAGGAGTACTGGTTCAACCGCACCAGGCACCATTACATATGGTGAATTAGCATTAACTACAGGTGCAAATGGTACTCAAGCAAACGCAGGAGACAGACTGTTTGCTGGAGATAACAACGGTGCTGCTCAAGTAGTTGGTGGTAGATACTTCACTGACATGCTTGATCATGTCCATGGTACTGCAACCGCATCCTCTGCTGTTCTTTTGGATAGTAATTCCAAGATTGATACTTGGAATGTTGATGACATTAACTTAAATGCTAACGTCATTACAACCTCTACTACTGATGCTGACTTAATATTCAGGGCAAATGGTACAGGTAAACTTGTCATTGAAGATGGACAAGAATTAGAATTTGGTACTACAGGTGATGTAGAATTTGTATTTAATGATTCTGACGCTGTTGTAGACATCAAGCGAGTAGCAGGAACCCCCGACTTGCGTATCGCTGATGATATGAAGCTTCACTTCGGTAATACAAAGGATGCTTCCATATACTATGACGAGAATGCCTCAGATAAAATTCAGGTAGAAGGTGCTGATTGGAACTATGCTGCTGGTGTTACTGCAAATTATGCAGATACAACTGATGCTTCCAACGTATCAACTGCATCTGTAACATTTGCTGGTGGTATTGGTGTTGGTGCAACTGCATGGATCAAAGACCTTAAGGTTGATGATAATACTGTTCTTGGTACCGCAAATACTGATACATTAAC